CTACGATAACCGCGCATTCAACATGGCTATCTGTTCGTCGTTCATGTCATCAATCCACATACCGTAAATTTCATACACCATCTGCGCAGTTTCATGCCCCATTTGGCTGGCTATAAATGCCGGGTTCGCTCCTGCCGTCAACAGCCAGCAGGCAAAAGTATGCCGCGTATGGTACGGATTACGGCGGCGAATACCAGCACGTTTTACTGCTGCATTCCACCTTGCCCCCAAACTGCTTACCGAGTAATAAGGTTTTTGTTTTCCGTTACACACCCTGGGCATGAAAACAAAATGCAGTTTTTGCTTTTCGGTTCTGCCGTACTCCCGATGATAAAAGGTGATTTCGCTTTTGCGATGATGCCCGGTCAGTTTGTATTGCTCCTTCAGTGCTTCAAGAGCAGGCTGCAGTAGTGTTACTGTTCGGATCCCGGCATTTGTTTTTGGGGGACCGAACATATCAAGTATCGTCAGGTTTCTTCTGACATTCACTATTCCCTTTTCGAGATCCACATCCTCCCACGCCAGAGCTGCCAGTTCCCCGTGACGAAGTCCTGAGTAAACGGCAAATTTCCACAAGTTCTGGCTCTGTCCTTTTTCACTTTCCATTAATGCATTGAATTCTGTTTTAGATAACGGATCAGGCTTTATTCTGTTTCGCTGTAATTTTTTTACTCCTTCAAATGGTTTGGTTGATATAAATCCCGACTGATACGCAAAACGCAACAGCGAACAGAGCAGGGCGATATAGTTATCAACTGTGCGCACGGTTCTTCCTTTTTTGTTGGATCTTGGATTATCCAGGTAAAGCGTTTCTCCATGCAGCAGTTCATTCCGGTAGTTTAAGATATCGCTATAACGAATATGTGATATTGGGGTACTTTCACAAATTATTATTCTGAGTGTTTTTAATTGTGATTTCGTTTTCTTCATTGTGTTTGTTGTTAACTCTGTCTCTTTAATTTTTGTCCAGATATCACAAAGCTCTCCGAACGTTTTTATGACTCTCGTTGTCACCATTTTTGCCCCAGTGCTGGACTGGGGAAAACGTCTTAAATACTCAAATTCACCGGAGTTTATTTCATGAACTATCAGCGCTCTTAAATTTCCGGCCTTTTTAATATTACTGTTTGTAATCTCCCAGCCTTTTAATGTTTCCCGACATCGTTTTCCTCGAAACATGAACCAGATGCGAATGTATCTACCTCTAATCTCGACACCTGTTGGTAATTTAGACATATCATGAGTCTTTGATAAACTGATTTATCTTTGGATAGTTGTACCAGATAATCCCTCGTTTGCTGTCTGGCTTACCTAAAGGAGATACTCGTTTGAAGTGGAAGCCCTCCACCCAACAGTTCTGGCGGTATGCTTCAATTTGTCTGGCCCCCAGACCAGTGCGAAGCATCAGGCCGTATTCAACCATCCACTCTTCATTAAAGATTACTTGTGCCATCGCATCACCTCTGGCAGGCGCCAATGTTAGACTGAAATTGACGCCCGATGTTGATTATTAATAATCAGCTATGAAGTTTTAATTTGAATATAATGCAATTCTCGAGGACTGAAGTTTCTCGCAATTAAAATTTATCAGTTTTACTTTCTGCTCTCTGGAAACGCCTGCTTCTTTTTTACCTGAGAGCATTTTTTCGCATTCTGATTTCGTTAGTTTAGATTTTGAATATCTTGTCCAGTTAGTAGGAGTGCCACCTTCCTTTTCAATAGTGGCGGTAATTTTATACATGAACACCTCCATTATTATTTCCAGTGGTTCGTTTATTCCATCTTTCGAGTGCTTCTTTTTCACTTCCACCATAACCGGTTCGGGATTCGCATCCGTTACACTTCGCTCGGTAATATCCTGAAATGGCTTTCACCGTTACTGATGGACAACCACAAAATGGACATGGTTTAACATTGTCATATCTCATAATTTTGCTCATAAAAAATATTTCAAGTTGGCGGTGCATTACACCGCCAGGCTGAATTATTCCTCTGAATTATCGATTACACTGTATTCCCCGGTTAATACAGAGGAATCTGCAGGATCGATTGTCAGTGGTTCCTTTTCATCCATTGATACTGCACGCTGGATCTCAATTGATACGGGCAGATATTTGAACAGGCGACGAATAGCCGTTTTCTTTGCCATTTCTTCCCAGTGAGTTACCCACGGCCCGTTATTACCAGCTTTACTCAGGCTGCGCACCAGCTCAATCTGTTTGCGCGTCATAACTTCAAACTGAGTACCTCCGTCTTTCAGTCTTGCGACAGCATAGACGTGGGTAACCGGGGCATCTTCGTTTTCTCCCGGGCGGTGTATTAACTTTTCATCAAGGCCAAATTCGAAGCTAAACTCGTCACCTTCACGGACAACACGGGCTGACAGGCTGGCGATTTGACCAGAACGGCGAGCCAGATCAATCATGCCGCGATAGCCAATGATTAGCTGAACGTTCTTTTTACCGCTCTTTTCGTTTTTATTACCAAAAGGCAGTAAATATGCATGACCGAGGGCGCTACCTGGCTCAAGTCCGAGCTGTGAACACTGTACGATCGCACTGACAAAACTCATAGTGTCACAGTTTCCTAACGCCGGAACTTTACGAATTTCTGTAGTGGCGATACGGATCATACGTTCAGCCGTCATATGGCGTGGAAGAGCTGCTGCCAGTTGCTCTTTCATTGATGGCTGGTTAATAAAACTAATCACGTCGCTATTTTTAACTGCTGCTGGTGCACGGTTTCCCTGAGTTTTTTGCAGATCGGCTTTTGCGATTGGTGGTTGCTTAGTCATTTGCATATTCCTTAGCCCAGCGGGGCAGTGATAATGTCTTAATAGCTGGCCATTCATCGGTATTCAGGCAGTCAGACAGGGTTCGCAGATTGCGGTGATATTCCTGTTGACCTGCCAGTTTTGCTTCTTCGCCCATCATGAAAATTTCAACCGGATAACGTCCGCATTCAATAGTTGTGCTGGCAACCAGAAAAACGAAAGTTGGCTGCACTCCAAACAGTGCTTCATAACCGTCACTGTAGAATGCATCCTGAACGTGATAGCGGTAGTCGTAATAAGCGGTTTTGAATCGTTGAATATCCGCCGTAGTTTTCACGTCCATGATCCAGTGAAATTCAGGGATAATTTTGTCCGGACGGCACCGACACAAAATTCCTGTTTCAGGATCTTCCCAGTAAATTGATGATTCAGCGTGTCCGGCGCTTTCAACAAGCCATTGCCCCAGCGGCAAAGCCATAACGCTTTGATACATGAGTTCAATTTTCCGGCCTTCTTCCGCAGTGATAACCGTTTTTCCTGTGCTTGCGCATTCCATCAGAAACGCTTTCTCTTCTTCTTTTCCGGCGTTTGTACGGCGGTTAAATTCAGGTGCTACGATAAAGCGGTTACTGAATTCTTCCGGTTCAAGTACCCGGCAGTGGAAAGCAGTTCCTAAATCGAGCGTTTTTGTCTTTGTGGTGTCCACGGGGGCATTTTTACGCCACAAATATAGTGCCGGAGTATCAGCAATGTCATCGAGCTGAGACTTACTGATACCGGGACCCGCGTGGTAATTCTCATTCGAAATTCCGTAATAAATACCTGGCTCTATGTCTTCTACGATTACGGGATCTGCGACTTCGCCAGTTTCATCACTGCAATCGTGATGCGGATCGCTGCCAGCATTCTCATTGTGCGGATGTTCAGCGCCTTCCATTTCCTCCGGATCATTTTCCTTAGCTTCAACCTGACTCTCTTCATCGAATGTTTCCTGGTATGTTGCGTCGCCCATCACCGCACCACAGTCAGGGCAGTTATCCCCGCCAGTCTGGCCGCAGGCATTGCAGGCTATTTCCGGTTCCTGTTGCACTACTGGCTCAGGTTGATTCATATCTGGGCTGGTTTTTTCCGTTTCTGGCTGGTTCTGGTACACACAATCGCGAGTCTGGATCCCCTTTACCCATTTCGGATCGTTCGGGTCGCTAATTCCGTCAACAAATTCACCACGTGATGCAGCAAGCAATTTATCGGCATCGACAGGATTTTTTGATGGAATGTTTTTCCGGGCTTCATGGAGTTCTGCCCGCAGTTCCTGATATTTCGCATCAACAGAATTTACCTGTGACTGAGCATCCAGCGGCTGCGTGTCCTGATGATGTTCAGTTGCGTCCGGTTCCATTGTTTCAGCCTCTCCCTGTTCAACTGCCGTTGTTCCAGATGGTTGCGGTTTTTCTTCATCATCCTGTTTTCCTTCTTCTGTTACTCGCTGCGGCATCGGGGCAGAGGAGCGACCGCAGGCAATATCCACGATTTCCGGATCAGGGTTGGCATGATCGGTTTCAGTCAGTACTTTGTTCAGATATTCAGTGACGTGCGCGGGGATGACCTCGATCCCAATTGGTGCTTCTTTTACGGACGCAACCACGATGGCGCGGGAATAATCCAGCCCGCCAGGCATGGTGATGAATTTGTCGCGGAAAACAGAAAAGGGCGGTTTATTTTCAGCGATAATTTCCTCAATGCGTTTAGCGTGTGCCGGATGAAGGTTATAGATGTCCAGATCCATTGAACGGGCCAGTACGCCAGTGGCTACGTCGCGCGCCAGTGACGTCAGATCGTGTACGAAACCTTCGCCGCGATCGGTGAGGTTTCCGCCGCCAGCATTAGCACCGGAAGCCGTGCGAGTGATGTGTGAAACACGATTACCCTTCATCCACTCTTTTGTCAGCAGTCCTCGATCGGTGTAGTCAGCGTTCAGGTATGCTTCGAAAAAAGCAGTTATCAGTCCCAGGTTTGAATTACCAGGATTAGGGAAAACTTTGTCAGTGTCACGAACCAGTTTGTGGAGTTCGCGAATTTCCAGCGGGTCGAGCAGGCTGGTTTTGTGGGAAACAGCCAGGGCAGTAACAGCCGGTAGTTCTTCAGCCCGAGCAATGTGTAATGCCTGGAGTCCGTCGCGTGAAACGTGCGTTACCGGTTTTTCGCTGCCGTGTTGAGCAAGCCAACGAATGGGCAGTTCCTGGCCAGAAATTGGGAGTAGCATATTCTCCTCAATCTCAGTCATGTCTTCGCCGTTGACGTTGGTATTGCCTTGATAATGAGCGTTGTCTGGTGCTGCTCCCGGTTTTAGTTCCCATGTCATGGAGTCTTTGCTGAGTTGATAGCGTTCACTCCAGGTAAAATCGATCTCACCTTCAGCGGGCAGGTCATTAACGACAGGAAAATTCGTGGCAACAGCTTTAAAATAGCTGCTCAGTTTTTTACCTGACTTAACGATCAGGTAGTCCAGAGTGGCACAGGTCGATTCAAAATCGTTGCTTGCCCACAGGACGACGTCAGGTTCACCGGATGATTTTTTCGCTTTCCGTAACAGGAAGAGTGGTTTTGTGCTCATTGTTTTTTAACCTCAACTCAGATTAAAATTCGTTTTGTTCAGTGAATGATCTTGCCGGATACACACTGTTCATAGCCTGCGCCATACGCAGGCTATTTCTTTCAGATTTCACCTTTTAATTTCATTGCAATTAGAGTTGCCAGAAATTCGGCTTTTTTTTCTGCGGGCAGATTCTTTCCGATATGCACCAGGCACATTTTTTTGACACCTTCATCAAGTGTTTTTACGTTGCCTGATGGACCATCGATATCAACCACAGTGAATGGGGTTTCTTTATTTTCTGTTTTAATTACGTAGCCAATGCGCTTTCCTTCCAGATTCACCTCGTGAACAATGTCATCGGTAGTTACAACAGTGGCTTCATAATTGGTAATCATGTTTTTCTCCTTAATTAAGGTTGAGCGAATACCTGCCATTTCTGGCATAAATTCAGTTTCGAATAGTCAATTAATTAAAGTTCATGTGCCATCTGGTCTTTTTCGGCACAAGCTTCACTGCAATATTTTCTCGGTTCGTCTTTTGATAAAATCCCGTGCATGAAGTGAAGCATTCTTTCAATAGCTTTGCTTTCTTCAACGTCTTTTTTGCAAAGGTGGTAAGCACATTTTATTTTCTTAGTCATCACCATGACTCCGCCTTTACAGGTAAACCATCACAACCGAGGAAGACTTTAATCATGCGGTCAGTAATGCATGTTTTTGTGGTCAGGTTACGAATATATAGTTTTCGCTTTTTAATATTGTTTGCCGAGGCAATATATGTCCGGCCTTCATGAAGAACATAATCGCCAGGAGTCACACACTGACGTGGTATTTCATCAGTTCCGAAGTGATGTGCAATCATAATTATCTCCATTTTTACAAATGAATTTTGTTGATGCGGTGCCTGGTGCCTCCAGGTGACTGCAACCAGTTAACAATTACAGTCGGCTTTCCCACCCAAACCAATAAGGACTAACATGACTTTTAACTGTGCCACGTGCGCTTAGCCGCATTCACCGCATCACAAAATTCACTTTAAAAAGGGCGGACATCAGCCGAACTTCAAGAAAAAAACTGATGCCGCCAGGACTACACACAGCAATGTCGTTATTTACAACCGGAGGCGCACTCCCACCATTTAAATTTAACAGACAAGACCGACTCTTTATGGATATCGGAAATGCGCCTTCGTGTTGTGCCCGGTTTTATTTCACCACCTCCGGGCTTCGGTGGTCTCGGCTATACCCCTACAGCGAGAGCTTGTGTTAACATTTCAATACCCTTACAGTTGAGAGTTATTGATATGTTGGATGTATTTACTCCATTGTTGAAACTTTTTGCTAACGAGCCACTCGAAAGACTTATGTATACGATTATCATTTTTGGTCTCACTCTCTGGCTGATACCGAAAGAGTTTGCTGTCGCATTCAATGCTTATACTGAAATACCCTGGCTCTTTCAGATTATCGTTTTTGCCTTTTCTTTCGTGGTCGCTATTTCCTTCTCAAGATTGCGAGCACATATTCAAAAGCATTATTCATTGCTACCAGAGCAACGAGTATTGCTTCGTTTATCTGAGAAAGAAATCGCTGTATTTAAAGATTTCCTTAAAACAGGAAATCTTATTATCACTTCTCCTTGCCGTAACCCGGTTATGAAAAAATTAGAACGGAAGGGCATCATTCAACATCAGAGTGATAGCGCAAACTGTTCTTATTATCTCGTCACCGAAAAATACTCCCACTTTATGAAGTTATTCTGGAACAGCAGGAGCAGGCGTTTTAATCGTTAGCTTACTGTGTGCTTCTCCAACCATCGTCGTGCGCCAGCTTCGGTTTTAAACGTTTTGCTTTTGGTATACGTCATGGCAGTGAACGTTCCATCCTGGTTGGGGAACACGCCGCACACCAGGGATTCGTTATTGCCGAGGTCGATTTTTTGCATTTTTCGCACCTCACATCTTGTTGTTGCGGATAGAGGCTTCTGCCTGCCAGAGATCCCAGTCGTTGCTGCGTAGAGCCTGTACAGCCTGGCTGTAAGTGATATCGCAACAATCCATCAAATACTGAACTACTTCGTAATGCACCATCTTATCTCTCCCCTTAACGCCGGGTGGCGGAACTGAAACCTGCTGCACTGCAAAATCTGAACCCTGCCGTCATGTTCATACGCCTCGGGCTGGCTACTTAACCCCTGACCACTGCCTGGTAACTCGAAGTATTGCCCTGCGTTCTGTGGGGCGGGGTGGGTTGGTAGGTATATGATGTACTTTGTGTTCATTGATGTAAAGTACTTTAAGTACATTTTGTGTGTAAAAAAATGAGATGGGATAAAGTGAAGCACAAACCCGGAGGGGGGAGCTACCGGATTTATGCTGGTTTAAGAGGCTTTTTGTTTTTTCTTTCGTGCTAACTCTTCGTAAATTGCATTGTACTTCTGTTTTTTCTCCTCAAGAGTTTTTAAAAGTTCATCTGTCTCACTGTCAGGGAGCTCGTCCAGAAGGTCAATGATGATTTTTTGTCTTGGATTTAACTCCTGATAGAAACGTACCTGTCCACTTTCTTCTGTATCCTCTCCCAAAAGATAGGTTGGTGTTGTTCCAATGAGTGTTGCTAATTCCCTTAATTTCTCTCGGCGAGGAATTGTTTCGCCATTAAACCATTTGCTAACCGCTTTTGGTGTTAATTTCATTCGACGGGCAATTTCTGCCTGCCTTCCATGTTGTTCATAACCAGCGTTTTCACAGGCTAGCGCAAGCCTACTGGCGAACTCTTTACGCGCTTTATCTTCATGAACCATAAGTTCAATGATATTCGCTCTTGAATGTACTGTCAGTTCTGTTATAGCATGTACTCAAAGTTCACATTGTGAGGGTGATATGAACCAGAAAACACTTGAAGATGTAATCAAAACTGTTCGCGTTTCTGTTGTGGCCGACGTTTGTGGTGTCAGCCAAAGAGCAATCTACAAATGGATGGATAACGGAAAATTGCCTCGCACAGAATATACCGGCGAAACAAATTACGCTGAAAAAATCGCTCATGCATCAAACGGATTATTTTCTGCCGATGTAATTTTAACTATTGGCAGAAATAAAACTACTACGAAAAAGCTGATGGGAGTTGATTCATGAAAATCAAGCATGAGCACATCGAGTCAGTGTTGTTAGCCCTGGCAGCCGAAAAAGGGCAGGCATGGGTAGCCAATGCCATTACTGAAGAATATCTGCGCCAGGGGGGCGGCGAATTGCCCCTGGTACCAGGCAAGGACTGGAATAATCAGCAGAACATCTATCACCGTTGGTTAAAAGGTGAAACGGAAGCGCAAAGGGAAAAAATTCAGAAACTGATCCCTGCAATTCTGGCAATCCTTCCGCGCGAGCTGCGTCACCGACTCTGCATCTTCGATACCCTGGAACGCCGTGCATTACTGGCGGCGCAGGAAGCGTTAAGTACGGCAATTGATGCGCATGATGATGCAGTCCAGGCCGTTTACCGGAAAGCGCATTTCAGCGGCGGCGGGTCTTCCGACGATTCTGTCATTGTTCATTAAGCAAAAGTTTCCATGCTGTTTGTGCTTATTCTAAGCAACCGGGCAGCATCATACGGGGCAATTATGGCCGCATTACCATACATGCAACTGTACATAGCTGATTACCTGGCTGACACCATGCATTTGTCAGCAGAGGAGCATGGTGCGTATTTGTTGCTGATGTTCAATTACTGGCAAACAGGAAAGCCAATACCTAAAAACAGGCTGGCAAAAATTGCCCGTCTGACTAACGAGCGATGGGCTGATGTTGAACCATCCTTGCAGGAGTTTTTTTGCGATAACGGCGAGGAATGGGTGCATCTTCGGATTGAGGAAGATCTGGCATCAGTCAGGGAAAAATTAACCAAAAAATCAGCCGCAGGAAAAGCATCTGTTCAGGCCAGAAGAAGCAGAAAGGAAGCAGATGTTCAAACAAAACAAGAGAGAAATTTAACAGGTGTTCAAACAGATGTTGAAGTGGTGTTTGAACATGATGTCAACACAAAGGCAACTAATAAAGATACAGATAAAGATCTAAAAACAGATCCCCCCCTAAATCCCCCCCGGGGGAATCGAGGTGTCAAAAAGTTTGACCCTCTGGATATTGCTTTGCCGAACTGGATTTCTGTCTCGCTTTGGCGTGAGTGGGTTGAATTTCGCCAGGCATTGCGAAAACCGATTCGAACGGAGCAGGGCGCTAACGGGGCGATACGGGAGCTGGAAAAATTCCGCCAGCAGGGTTTTTCACCTGAGCAGGTGATTCGACACAGCATCGCCAATGAATACCAGGGCTTGTTCGCGCCGAAAGGTGTTCGACCTGAGACGTTACTCCGACAGGTTAACACCGTCTCGTTACCGGATAGTGCGATCCCGCCAGGCTTCAGGGGGTAACTGACCATGAAAAATATTGCGACAGGCGATGTTCTTGAACGTATCCGCAGACTGGCCCCGTCACATGTAACCGCGCCATTCAAGACGGTAGCGGAGTGGCGCGAGTGGCAACTTTCCGAAGGCCAGAAACGTTGTGAGGAGATCAACCGTCAGAATCGTCAGTTGCGGGTGGAAAAAATTCTGAATCGCTCTGGCATCCAGCCATTGCACCGCAAATGCTCGTTTTCGAATTACCAGGTGCAGAACGAAGGGCAGCGATACGCGTTGAGTCAGGCGAAATCCATCGCTGATGAACTGATGACCGGGTGTACAAATTTTGCGTTCAGCGGAAAACCTGGTACCGGGAAGAACCACTTAGCGGCAGCTATCGGGAATCGCCTGCTGAAAGACGGTCAGACAGTGATTGTGGTTACCGTGGCTGATGTTATGAGTGCCCTGCACGCCAGCTATGACGATGGGCAGTCAGGCGAAAAATTTTTGCGGGAACTGTGCGAAGTGGATCTGCTGGTTCTTGATGAAATTGGCATTCAGCGCGAGACGAAAAACGAGCAGGTGGTACTGCACCAGATTGTTGATCGCCGGACAGCGTCGATGCGCAGCGTGGGGATGCTGACAAACCTGAACTATGAGGCCATGAAAACATTGCTCGGCGAGCGGATTATGGATCGCATGACCATGAACGGCGGGCGATGGGTGAATTTTAACTGGGAGAGCTGGCGTCCGAATGTCGTCCAGCCAGGAATTGCGAAGTAATTTTTACCGGGAGAAAAATTTAATGGAGACTGTTTTTGACGCACTGAAAGCAATGGGGAAAGCTACGTCGGTAGAACTGGCTGCGCGACTTGATATCAGTCGTGAAGAAGTGCTGAACGAGCTGTGGGAACTGAAAAAGGCTGGCTTCGTTGATAAAAGCGTATACACCTGGCGCGTGGCTGATAACAACGTTCAGCAGGAACAGCCAGAGCAGGCAGAACTGCCGGAAGAAACCACCACGGCAACAGTCGCAAAAATTTCGGAGTGCGATTTAACTGCGACGATTGAACAACGTGGCCCACAAACGGCGGATGAACTGGCTACGTTTTTCGGCATCACATCACGCAAAGTGGCTTCAACGCTGGCAATGGCAATCAGTAAAGGTCGTCTGATTCGCGTTAATCAGAACGGTAAATTTCGTTACTGCATGCCGGGCGATAATTTACCAGCAGAGCCGAAAGCTGCATCGGTAACGGAAACTGATGGTAAAGCCTTTCCTCAACCAGCAGGTGTTGCGTTACCGGGACAGGAAGCTGCAACACAGGAAGATATTAAAACAGAAACTGTGGCGGACATTGTGCAGTCGTTGCCATCGTTTACCGAAACGCGAGCGGATGACCTCGTTCTGCCATCGCTGCATATGGCAAACCGCGAACTGCGTCGGGCGAAAAATCATGTCCAGAAGTGGGAGCGTGTCTGCGCCGCGCTGCGGGAGCTGAACAAGCACCGGGATATTGTTCGACAGATTACTGATTCTTCTCGCTGTGTTGCATCGGAAAAGTGATTGCCGGAGGCGCTTATGGCAAAAGTATTTACACCAGAAGAGCGGGAAAAAATTAAAGGGCAGGTTGTTGAACTTGTACGTCTGAGCGGTCGCGAGACGTTACGGCAACTGGAAGCCAAGACAGGTGCGACAAGATATCTGATGAGTGTTCTCGCCAGTGAGCTGGTTGCCAGTGGCGATGTATACAACTCTGGTTACGGGTTATTCCCGTCTGAACAGGCGCGTAAAGACTGGCAAAACGCCCGCAAAAAACTATCGAGGGCAAAGGTGAAGAAACCTGCTGTAGTTGATCCGGACCTTATCTGGTCATTACCAGACGGAGAAATACGCCGCTATGACAGGCGTCTGAATATAATCTGTCGCGAGTGCCGGAAGAGCGAAGTCATGCAGCGTGTACTGGCGTTCTATCAGGGTAATTTTCAGGATGTGCTGTTGTGAGCCAAATTAACAATCAGGGAACTGCGTGAACTGAAAGAGAAATCATAATCCAAATCTGAATAATTAAATTTAGCACTGTAAATAAAATTTAATCCTTAACCGGAGGGGGGGCTGCACCCTCAAAATATTAGGAGGCGGCCCGAAAGGGCGGTAATGAAAAATGACTGAATTAACCAAAAAGCAATTAATCGAAGAAGCTAAATTAAAAATAGCGATTGAGAAATGCCACCCCAATTCAGGGATGGCACGGGTAGAGGGCGAATTATTCAAAATTGCTCTGGCATCGCTGGAAGCAGAGCCAGTTGGTGATTTTTATGAATACAAACCGGATGACTGGTAGCAGCGTTCGGCTGGAGATAAAGCGCCAAAATGGACGCCACCCTATGCCGTTTTTCCAGCGCCCGTAGTGCCGGAAGAAATGGATTTGCTTACATGCCATCTCGATGGTGTAACTGAAACATATGCTGAGGGATGGAACGCTTGCCGCGCTGCCCTGCTTCAGGGCAAAGGGGAGCCCGGGAAACAAGTTCGCGAATTGACAATGCTGGTTAAACAATTGGTTAGTCAACTGAAGAAAGCGAAACCGGGCTGCAAATTGCCGGATAAAGTGATGGACTACCTGGAGCGAAGCGGACTTATAAGCGTGGAGGATGTTTCACGATGACCTGGACTGAAGCATTCACAACGGTAGGAATTGCGATGGCGGTGGCGCTGGTTGTGTATTCGATTTGCCGCTGGGGATAAAAACGATTTGCGGGAAAAGGATAGTTAAGTAGAATTGCTGCGGGTGCTTGAGGCTATCTGCCTTGGGCATGAACACCAAAGGCAGATAGAGAAAAACCCACCCGACTATAAATCAAAGTGTATTACCCCCATTTGTTGGACGATGAAATGGGTTTAGTTAACTATGTCGGTATCGACATGACTAAAACAACCTTAAATTGCTCGATTAATAGACAAGTAGTTTTGAAAGATTAAATTTATGCGATCCGGTATTTTCAAGGGATAGCCTTTATGAGGTTATCTTATGGGGTTAAAACATCAAGAACAGTTGTGTTATAATACATAGAAACTAATAAGAGACGTTGCAACTATATGAATGTAATAGATTTGTTTTCTGGCGTTGGAGGTCTAAGTCTTGGTGCTGCACGTGCTGGATTTGATGTTAAAATGGCAGTTGAAATTGATCAACATGCTATTAATACTCACGCAATTAATTTTCCAAGAAGTTTGCACGTCCAAGAAGATGTTTCTTTACTAAATGCAGAAATAATTAAGGGTTTTTTTAAAAACGATATGCCCATAGATGGTATTATTGGCGGTCCTCCGTGCCAAGGATTTAGTTCAATAGGCAAGGGGAATCCTGATGATAGCAGGAATCAGCTTTACATGCATTTCTACCGTTTAGTATCAGAATTACAGCCATTATTCTTTTTGGCAGAAAATGTTCCAGGTATTATGCAAGAGAAATATTCTGGCATTAGAAATAAAGCATTTAATTTGGTTAGCGGTGATTATGATATTCTTGATCCCATCAAGGTAAAAGCATCTGATTATGGTGCTCCAACTATTCGAACTAGATATTTTTTTATCGGTGTAAAAAAATCATTGAAGCTTGATATTTCAGATGAAGTATTTATGCCTAAAATGATTGATCCGGTTACTGTAAAAGATGCTTTGTATGGATTACCAGATATTATCGATGCCAATTGGCAATCAGACTCTGAGAGTTGGCGAACAATTAAAAAAGATCGAAAAGGGGGATTTTATGAAAAATTATGGGGGCAGATCCCTCGGAATGTTGGTGATACAGAATCGATCGCTAAGTTAAAAAATAATATCATATCTGGATGTACCGGAACATTACATAGCAAAATCGTCCAAGAGCGTTATGCTTCCTTATCTTTTGGGGAAACTGATAAAATTTCAAGATCTACAAGATTAGATCCAAATGGTTTTTGCCCGACTTTAAGGGCGGGAACCGCTAGAGATAAAGGAAGCTTTCAAGCCGTCAGGCCGATCCACCCTTATCATCCAAGAGTGATTACACCAAGAGAAGCTGCTAGATTACAAGGCTTCCCTGATTGGTTTCGCTTTCATGTAACTAAATGGCATAGTTTCAGACAAATAGGAAATAGCGTGTCACCAATAGTTGCTGAATATATATTAAAGGGGCTGTACAATTTATTAAATAAAAGAGTACAGCCCGAATATTTAAACCATAATTCTTTGGAAGTTAGGGTATAACCTATAGTATTTATAATAGTTATCCCGTTCATTTTCGTTTAAAGAGAACTCTTCAGCGGCTGCCTGATATGCTTCTTTATCAGGCAGTTTACTATCTAAATTTATCTTTTCTTTAATTGTTAGTGTTGGTATTGCTATTTCTTGCACGTCTTCCCAATTTGTTGAATAAAATTGCCAGTTAGAAAGGTCGCATGCCTTAGATAACTCTATATATTCTTGTTCTGAGGAGAAAAAACCTGATATTGTCAACATGGTATGACTGCCATCATTATATTGATTTAAGGATAATGGGTAATACTGAATCTTATCCTTACGTCCTGAAAGACCACGTTCTATTGCTGATCTAAAAGCGTTTGTAATAATTCGTATTAAAAGAGCTTTAATCTTACGATCTGAAAGATCTGCATTTGATATCTGAAGATTAAAATCAAGATACTTTTTCCCAAGCAATGATTTTAATGAATTAATAAAAGCTTCTTTAAAAATATCTAAACTTTCTCCAACTCTACGTTGGTAATAAGAACTAGGATTTATGGGGAAGGTGACCTTCAAAATATCAAAAGAGCTTACTTTAGTACTTAGTAAGTGTATATCATCTAGATCCGTTTGTATTTTTTTCGGGGAGGCATAGTCTAACCATGTTATTGATGGTTTAGAAAAACTATAATCAAGAATAAAGTCATGAGCTGATATTAGCTTACAATCAATACAATTATAAGGCAAATTATATTTTTGTCTGATGTGAGTAGACTCTTGTTCTTCGAGAGAAATCATATCAGAAAGAGCGATACGATTATGCATGATTCTAAAATCTTCAAGCATCGGACCACCAAAACCTATATATGTATATTCTTGAATATTTAGTCTTTTGCTTAAGAGGTTTAGGCTTTCGAGAAAAATCTCTCTATCAATAGACTTATTATGCCTTAAGTGATAGGGAATGTATTGTCCAGACATCACTTCACCTCTTCAATCACCGTATCAAAGCATTGCATCCCCACATCAGAAGCGCTAGCATCTTCATGTCCAAAGAAATATTTAGATAAAATTTTAACATCTTCTTTCTCTCTGGTGAAGATTATTCGTACAGTAGAGCTTTTTTTTACTGGGGTAGGCAGCTTAGGTGTATATCGCCACTCATTTTTGTTTCTATTAGGGTTGGACCAGTTATTTTTTTTATCTTCTGGAGTTGATTGTGGGGTAATTTCAAATAAAGATTGAGCTTCATGTGACTGAGCTGACTTAAGTAATTTTTTCCCTTCTTCAAGATGCTCACCTTTCCACTGATTGGTGAATCGAATAAAATGCATCATCCCTTCAATCATTTTATTTCGTACATCATTGTACAATGTAGAACTAAGATCGACACCTCGTTTCGTTGTTGTTATTGGTAATTTTTCTGGGTTTTTACTGGTAAAGCGAACAACCCCAGAAATTGCTATAAATTGGGTATGAAACCTTGGTACATTAGCAAAGCCCCAACCTGTGAGATGTGTCTTATCACAATATAGAACAACGCGGTCATTGCAAATGACAGTCCATCCAGCATCATCAGAACTCCTTTTTTCTAAAACATCATCATTGTCATCTTCTAAATTTTTATAGAAGCCAACAACTAAATCGATATCAACATCGTCTATTTTAGCTTTATATATGTATGGTTCTATTTTAGAATGATCAGTTATGATGTTAATCGGATTATGTTCAACAACAACTCCATTTAATTCTATTTTAAATCCTTTTTGAATAATAAATGACAATGAGTGTTTTATCTGTAAAAAGAGATCAGTAAGATATGTGCTCTCATTAAATTTTTGTGCCACATTAGAATGGAGTTTTTTTATCTCTATAGTTGTGCCTGTTGGATTTTTGTTATCATAGTCACTCTCGTGCATCGGTATTTTCCAACCATCACCATCGATCCAATCAGGTGTTATATCTACAGTGAATGCGCCATCGGGATTATTCGATTGTATTGAGCAATCTCTACCCATTTTAAAAATGGCTCTTTTCATACCAATACCATAGACGCCAACGGTGCCTTCATTTTCTTCTTCTTTTTGATGGGGTCGTCCCATTTTAAAAGCATATTCTCGGAAGCTTTTAGGGATACCTCCGCAATTGTCTTCTATAATAAAGACATCTTTATTAATCGTAAGTTTCGCATAAAATCCTTCATATGGTTTTGAAGTTTTTTTTGTGTCTTTTATTGTACGTAAAGCCCCATCGACGCAGTTATCAAGCAGATCAAGTATGGCATCGTTTAAGTCGATATCTCGAGTTAGCATACTTACAAAAAATCTTTTACTAGGACTAAAGTCTGCTGTTGGAGTCGTGTTCTCAGTCATAATTTACTCTCTATGTGTTTGGGAAAATAAATACCTTAAGTGCAAATTGTTGATTTTAAACGCTTCGCATGCGAAGTCAACGATGTTAAGAAAGAAAGTGCATGTGATCTAACAGTATGTTTTTAAAAAAAGATTAGCTTTATGAGAATTCAGGACTGAATCCCGTGAGAGGAAAATAACATATGTTATTGTTGCATTGCTGTGTTGTTTGGGATTTGTTGCACCATTCTGGCGTTGGTATATCTAGTTCGTTGTTCATTTTGTTAATTGTACAACAGGCAGACAACAGAGAGCTTTTAGCCTAGTTAGCTTACGAAATTAAACAACTAAGATTATCGGCGGGGAGTGGTCACCGCTACTCTTTGGCTAGGAGACTTCAACGCAACCGCACACAACCAGCTTCGGCGGGTTTTGTTTTTTCCTGGCATTCTGGTTTACAATTTGCGTGCTAGCTTGAACAACTGGCATCTGCTGCACTGCGCCATCGAGAGATTGAGAAATGGCGCATATACAACTGGTCAAACAAACTTCTTCTGGTTTACTTCTCCCGGCGACGCCGGAGAGTTGCGATTTTCTGCATCAAATCAAAATAGGTGAGTGGATACACGCAGATTTTAAGCGTGTGCGTAACTACGCATTCCACAAGCGTTTTTTCAAACTCCTGCAACTGGGATTCGATTACTGGACTCCGGTCGGTGGGGCGATCACGCCTCGCGAACGAGAACTGCTGTCTGGTTTCGTTGATTACCTGTGCGAATCAGTTGGTCGGGAACACACGCCAGCCCTGAGTGATGCCGCAGAGCAATACCTTAACACCGTTGCGACTCGTAGAACCCGGGATACGGCGTTGCTAAAGTCGTTTGAGGCTTTCCGCGAGTGGGTAACCATTCAGGCCGGATTTTACACCGAGCATATTTATCCGGACGGTAGCCGTGGGCGTCGGGCAAAATCCATCGCTTTTGCGAATATGGACGAAGTCGAGTTTCAGCAGGTTTATAAATCTGTACTGAATGTGCTGTGGAACTGGATTCTGTTCCGTAAATTCTCCTCTCAGGAGGAAGTTGAAAATGTGGCCGCACAACTACTGGAGTTTGCGTAATGGTGAATTTACGTAAAGCGGCTAAAGGCCAGATATGCCAGATCAGAATCCCTGGCTACTGCAATCACAATCCCGAAACCTCTGTGCTGGCGCATTACAGGCTGGCGGGGACGTGCGGAACAGCGACAAAACCACACGATATGCAGGCGGCGATAGCCTGTAGCTCATGCCACGATCTAATCGACGGGCGGGTAAAAACCAGCGATTACACCAAAGAAGAATTGCGCCTGATGCATGCTGAAGGGGTTTTTCGCACACAAGAAATCTGGAGAAAGAAAGGTCATTTATGATTTACCCAACGAATACAGGAAAAAGCGGAGAACACCTTCGCCTCACCACGCTGGAAAGTGTCTGGATTCAGGGAAAACTACGTATGTGGGGGCGCTGGTCGTATATTGGCGGTGGCAGGTCAGGGAATATGTTCAATCAGTTGTTGGCATCCAAAAAACTGACGAAAACAGCCATTAATGAAGCCCTGCGCAGAATGAAAAAAGCGGGAATAGAGAAAGCTGAGCTGGAAGCGTTTTTGCGAGAGATGATCAACGGCAAGCAAAAGAGCTGGCTGGCGCATTGTACTGATGCAGAGGCGTTATGTATTGATCGAGTCATAAGTGAGGTGCTGGCAGAGCATCCAGGATTGATTTGCATTCTCCGGCAACGCTATGAAGGGCGGGGGATGACTAAGCGCAAAATGGCTGAATTGCTAAATGATGCACACCCAGAGTGGTGTTTTAGCACATGCGAAAAACGGATTGCTAATTGGTTAGCTGTTGCTGAGTATGCCCTATATATTCCCATGCGTGAATCATTTGCTGAGAAAATGGCTTGATTTCTTACGTATAAACTGCTTCAATTTTGCTATGCTTCGTAAAGCTGTATCGCGAGGCGGATTGCAGACATGGACATCGTAAAAAAACCGCTCAATGCGGTTTTTTTACGTCAGGAAAGCAGGGGAGAATGCTGCTAGTTGGGCAACTGGTCTTTCTGCTCCAAATTATAACAGAGACCAGTTATAGTTTCGGTGCTGTGTTTTTTTTACAATATTGTGATAACACATTGCTGGCGGGAGTTTTGATATTTCTTGGCAGGGGCTGATGATGCGTTATCCTGATGTCGTCAACTCATATAAAATGAGATGAGAGATCATTGCAGGGTGGTTTGTAATTCGCTGTTTAGCGGGACAATATGTTGTCTGATACAAGACACCCGACGCCTCAGATTACTATAATAAAGACGAAGCATCCTTTGTATTGACCAACCGCCTGTTTAGGCGGTTCTTTTTGGGCTGGTTTATTGTATGCCAAATGATTATTAAAAAGGTTGTGTTAATAACAAAATCCGAAATAATATGCCTGCATATTTTTATCTTGCTTATATTCTGCATATTGTGCATAGCAGGCTCATCCCTGCAATCAAAACTGTATGATGAGTATTTTTTGTTTTCCTTTTTTCCAGTCATCTGATGATGACCTGCTTCTTTTTAATCCGGATCGACATCAGTTTTTTAAGATAATTCCTGCGAGTTATATGCATAAATACCACAAACTCCGCATTTTATGTGGTTGGGAGTTGCCGGGCGCGCAGTGAGTTTGCTAAGAAAACTCCTGCATGGTGAATCCCCCTGTGCGGTGGGGTGATACCATTAACCTTTTCTGTCGCCGACAGGTATCACGAACATTTTGTTCACCGGGAGGCACCCGGCACCATGCACTTCAATAGATTCTCTCCACATTATGGATATTCTTTCAGAATATCCCACGCAGACTTTGTGTAAATGTTAACAAATGTGCGTTTTATTTGATCTGATTCGCTGTTTGAGCGTCCAAAACAACGGTATATATAATCCTTTACTATATGACATATGTGAGGAAAAATGGGTTTTCGTAGCGCATCAATTCTTACGTTGATTATTAGTGGGATTATTATCGGGTGCACTGATGCTGTATCGACAAATTATCATGACCGTACATCATATTACTCCGATAAAGCAATAGAGACACAGTATGTGAGTTCATCTGAACGTACTTCTGATGTTAGTGAGGATATCCGTCTGTATGCCCATCAAATCAAGAGCGCCATCGAAAAACAGTTCGGGGATGCGAGTAAGTATTCAGGAAAAGAGTGTACACTGAGAATGCATATGGCCCCGAATGGCCTTCTACTGGAGGTTAAAAGAGAAAGTGGAGACCTCGATTTATGTCGTGAAGCGATGAATGCGATAAAGAATGCTGATATACCTGCCCCCCCTTCGCCGGAAGTATATAAAGTATTTCAAAATGGGGTGCTGGATTTTAAACCCTGATATTTATTGTTTTGTAATAAACGGTTTCGGCTTAGGTTTGTTCTGACACAGCTACGGCACTGAGCTAAATTTAGCGGATAGTCAGCTCTGAGCCAGTGGCGGACGTAACAACTACTATTGCTGAGATTTTAATGGATTGAGGAGCAAGAAGTGGGATTAAAGAAAATCGTTATGTTGACTTTTTGGGTCGGTTTTGTTGCGGGATGCACACCTTTACACCCTTCAGATTGCCACAAAACTACTGCTACAGGTAGTTGCAGTTCAGGACGCTGGGATGATCAGGATGAATGGGGGGCGCAAGCGCGGGGAATCAGAGCTGCAATTAATGCCAAACTTGATGAGCCGCATAACTGGAAAGGGAAAAAATGCAGGTTGCATATGGAATTCTCTCAGGATGGTACGGCGTTAAAAATATCTACCAGTAACGGTGATAAAGCCTATTGCGAAGCGATAAAGTCCGCAGCTCATAAAGCCAAATTTCCGGCCTTCAACAATCCGGAAGTCTACAGAGATTTTCAGAAATCTGGCTTTGACATGCGAGGTTAGCTCTTCAGTTACTATATCTCATTCATAGCAAACTGACAGATTTGATGATGTTCTATATACGAAACCTGTGATGTCAAGTCTGAGCTAATACAAATAAACATAATATCAGAGAAATACATTTTATTAGCTCGCTACGGCGAGCTTTTTATATTGCATCGTCTCCAGCATATATATCAATTAAGGCTCTGATTGATGTGTCTGAAAGCCTACACATAATAACTATGCCATCCGTTCCGTGCGGAGGTGAGGCTATGAAATCCATGGACAAAATTTCAACAGGCATTGCCTACGGCACCTCCGCAGGCAGTGCTGGCTACTGGTTTTTACAGTTGCTCGATAGAGTAACTCCGTCACAGTGGGCTGCAATCGGTGTGCTGGGTAGTCTGGTATTTGGCCTGCTGACGTACCTGACAAACCTTTATTTCAAGATTAAAGAAGATAAGCGCAAGGCTGCGAGAGGTGAATAATGCCTCCATCATTACGAAAAGTCGTTGCTGCTGCTATTGGTGGCGGAGCAATTGCTATAGCATCAGTGTTAATCACTGGCCCAAGTGGTAACGATGGTCTGGAAGGTGTCAGCTACATACCATACAAAGATATTGTTGGTGTATGGACTGTATGTCACGGGCATACAGGAAAAGACATCATGCTCGGTAAAACGTATACCAAAGCAGAATGCAAAACACTCTTGAATAAAGACCTTGCCACGGTCGCCAGACAAATTAACCCGTACATCAAAGTCGATATACCGGAAACAACGCGCGGCGCTCTTTACTCATTCGTTTACAACGTGGGTGCTGGCAATTTCAGAACATCGACGCTTCTTCGCAAAATAAACCAGGGCGATATCAAAGGCGCATGTGATCAGCTACGTCGCTGGACATATGCTGGCGGTAAGCAATGGAAAGGTCTCATGACTCGTCGTGAGATTGAGCGTGAAATCTGTTTGTGGGGTCAGCAATGA